GTTATAAATCTCGCCGCAAGTGTGCGTCCGGTAATAACATACTTATTCTTCATTGAGTTCTTCGCCCTAACTGTAGCGGTGAATATGGACTGGATGACGACAGTTCAGTACGCTGAGATCTGGAATGATCCTACTCAAGCCTTGTTTGGCACAGTCGTCTGCTTCTGGTTCGGATCGCGCACGTTTGCGCGGCAATCCCACACATGAACGTAGGCTCTGCAGGTATAGCGCTTATAAAGAAATGGGAAGGACTTGTGGATGGAGACCCTGATACACCGGGCCTGGACCCGTATCGGTGCCCTGCTGATATCCCTACTATTGGGTGGGGCAGCACTTGGGATTTGGATGGTAGTCGTATTACTATGGATCATCCCCCTATTGATATTGACTATGCTACTCGACTTCTGGAAAGAGAGTTGCGACACGTCCAGGGCGCGATACAAAAGCTGGTATCTGTCCCGTTATCGCAGGGCCAATACGACGCGGTCGCGTCACTCACGTACAACGTGGGTAGCGGACGACTCCAAAGTTCCACCCTCAGAATGAAACTAAATCGATATGACTACACAGGTGCATCTAATGAATTCTGGAAATGGCGACGCGCCAACGGAAGAATACTCCGAGGACTCGTACTTAGACGAGCAGAAGAAAAAGCATTATTTTTACAAGGAGACCTGTTATGACGATTGCCATATGTGTCGTATTCTTAATTGGTGTTGCCGGGAGCGCTGCACGATTCGCCCAAGGGAACGGGTACGCGGGACCGGGGCGCTGGAGCCTACTGGTGATCTGCCTGTTCGCCGCGTGGTACGGGCTAGAACCGACGACAATTCTTGACGCCGCGCTTGCAACATGCGCCGGAGGTTTTGCTGCAGCGAACATCGCCTTTGGTTATACGAAGTGGGAAAACATCCCTTACTCAATGGCGCGGTATTCTCTCCCCGCGTTTTTGGCGATTATCCCATGGGCCTCACTTAACAACCCAGACCTAATATTCTACGTAGCGGTAGGCCCTGTCATCGCGCTAAATATGTACTACGTGGGACAGCACAAGCCGCAATGGTTGATAAACATAGTTGGTGATAGGGACGTGGCTACACTCATACCAGGATTCCTTGTCGCTGCCGGACTTGCGTGTTATAAAGTTCTATGACCAGAGGCGTACCAATTCCCATTAAGCTACCGCCCGGAGTTATTCGGGATATGACAGAGTACGCTTCTGAGGGACGGTACGTAGATGTGGAACATGTCCGCTTCCGTAAAGACCTACCAGAAAAAATTGGCGGCTGGAAACTCAACGCGGACTACATGACCACGGGCGTCCCACGCACGACTAAGACTTGGCGCACACTGGCTGATGAAAGTATCATCGCCGTAGGCACCGCGTCCCATGTTCAGGTAATTTTTCAGGGATCTATTTACGATATCACGCCGCTACGGAAGACAACCAATCCTCTGGGATCCAATCCTATTGACACCACCTCGGGCAGCACAACAGTCACGATAACGGATACGAGCTTTGGCGGTAATCCTGGCGACTTTATCGTTGTTTCTGGTGCGGCGGCTGCAGGCGGTATAACGATCGTAGGCGAGTATGAAATACAAACAACACCTACAGCCAACACATACACTATCACGGCGGCGTCAGCCGCCACTAGCACGGTCACGGGGGGTGGTTCTTCGGTGGTTGTTGAGTACCTTGTTACCACAGGCTTTGACAGCACAGCGGGCGGTCTAGGTTGGAGTGCTGGTGGTTGGGGTGGTTCAACATGGGGCAGTCCTCGCTCAGGTGGCGACGCGACGTCCACAGAAGTAACTTATTGGACATTCGCACTTTGGGGTGAAGACCTCCTTATGACCAAGCGCAACGGTGGCACCTACATCTGGGACACGAGCGGCGGTGTGGCTACACGGGCGGCACTTGTAAGCAACGCCCCGGCAACAGCCAAGATCAACGACGTAAACCAAGACATTAAGATTCTAGTATTGTACGGGGCACATACGGGCAGTGTTGTGGACCCTATGCTGGTCCGATGGTCTGACCAAGACGACAACACCAACTGGACCCCGGGAGTGGCGAATACCGCAGGCTCTTTCCAACTGACTGGTGGGACAACAATCGTGTCTAAGATACAGTCTCGTAACCAGACCCTTATCTTTACAGACACCAGCCTGTATGCACAACAGTACACAGCGCAGCCGTTCATCTTCAACTTCCGGTTGCTGGCCGAGGACATCACCATTGTCGGTATGAAAGCCACGGGGGAAATCAACGGCACTGTGTTCTTCATGGGCCATCACAACTTCTATGCGTACACTGGCCAAGTCTCTGTACTTGACTGTCCTATGCGACGTTATGTATTTGACAACATCAACGAAGACAATAAGCAAAAAAGTTATGTGGCTATCAACACACAGTTCCAAGAGGTGTGGTTCTTCTACCCTCGCGGAGCTAACACAGAATGTAGCCATTACGTCGCGTACTATTACGGCGAGCCACAGAAAAACATCTGGCATGACGGAACACTGGCTCGAAGCGCTTGGAACGACAGCGAGAAGTTCCTGGCAAACCCTATCGCCTTTGACGCGGCAGGGTGCTACTTCAACCACGAGTTTGGTGACGACGATGACACTGCAGCCATGAGCGCGTATATAGAATCTGGCGCTATAGAAATCGATGACCCTAGCGTTGGCGCTGGCGGCGCGCTTCTATTGTCGGACAAATTTATTCCGGATATGGTTCAAACAGGTGACGTCAAGGTGTCTTTCTACACAAAGAAGTATCCACAGGACGCCAATGAGGTAACAAAAGGCCCATTTACTATTGGAGCCACAACAGCCAAGCTCAGCTTCCGTGCCAAGGGCCGTCAAATACGTGTCCGGTATGCGTCTGACGCACTTGGGGACAAGTGGCGTATTGGTACTAACCGCCTTAGAATGAAGCCAGTGAGCAAGCGATGAAAACATCCCTACCCGCAGCACCGTTTGAATGGAGTCAAGGGTGGGGACGTCAACTTGTGGATGATTTGGAAGTTGAGTTAATTGATCTTAGCCAACCCATCCAAATAGGCTATACTACTACAAACGTGACCACCGTGCGAGCACTGGACGCAGATGCAACAACACTAGCAGAGGTCGCGGATGTGCTCTGTACGCTTATTGAAGACTTAAAGGCAAAAGGACGTTTGGGCTAATGACTATTCTCACACTGCAAGATCCTACATACCAAGCCCCCGCCACCAACATCCTTACCTATGGCCAAGCGGGGGGCACCCCGTCCCACCGTTTCTTTACAAACACACCGGGTCGCCAAGTAACATTGGATGAGGGCTTCACTTCGCAGGGCGGGAGCCGCCTATTGGACGACCCGTACACACAGACAGGGCCAAATATGGCGCTAGGATTAGCGGGCGCAGGGGCCAGTTTCTTGGCAAACGAGATAGGACAAAACGCAGGCCAGTACGCCTTTGATGAATTGCAGAGTACAGGTGTTGAGCCGGGTTTCTTGGATAGTCTCAAGGGTGGTGGCGAAACAACGTACAATGACATCGTATCTTTTGGTAGCGATGCGCTAGATAACGCCTCAGGCTTTATCACAGATATTCCAGATACGCTCACAGACTTTGGCACCTACCTATCCGGCGGTCCTTCAGGGACTACCAACGTAGGTTCGTTGTCTGCCAATGTCCCTGCAGTTAATTCCATTCTAGGTGAAACTCAGGGCCTGTACGGCGGCGGGTCGCCCCTGTCACAAGGTATCTCACGGTCGGAGTTATTGGGTTCTGGCGGCAGTGACTTCGCATCTAGCGTATTGGGTGAGAGTAGCGCACCACCACCACCATCAGCATTTACAGGTAACACCCAGCTCGCGTCCACTCCTGAAGGAGGTAATGTGCTTTCTGGTCAAAGCGGAAGCGGGGTTTCTATCTCTGCAGCACCCGGAACGCCTGTGTGGTCCGGCGGTGACTTTAAGACAAACTTCCAGTATGGGGGGTTTCAGTCAGGGCTTCTTGGCGGGGGTGTTTCCCTTGGCTTGGGCTTACTTATGGGACAGGATTTCAAGACTGCAGCCAAAAGCGCGGCAGGTTCTGGCGTTGGCACAGCCGTCGGCTATTCCTTCGGTGGACCTATCGGTGGCTTTATCGGTGGCACCATTGGCTCAATGTTCTGCTACATGCAGGGCACACCTATCGAAATGGAAGACGGGACAACCAAAGCAGTTGAAGACCTTCGCCTTGGTGACAGGGTATTCATCGGCGGTACAGTCATTACCCGTGGCGAGGCTTACTCCGATGAGATCTTCGAATACAAGGATGTTTATGTTTCAGGAGGCCATGCCGTGTTTGAGCATGGTATCTGGATTCGGGTCCGCGACTCTGCACTGAGCACCCCTGTGTCCATTGATTCTCCTGTGGTCGTTTACCCAATCTGCACTGAAAACTACACACTGGTCACTAGCGGCTTTATCAGCGCAGACCTAAACGAAGTCCCGAACACTTCGGAGCTGACAGACACAGACCGCCTTGCCGTGCTGAATATGTCACACGAACGGAACGAGGAGCTTTTCTATATTGAGCTACCGAACAGAGGCGTACACGCCCAGAGCACACTATTCGATCATCTGCGAATGGGTCCAAGCGTATGACTGGGATCCTATTCCAGAGAGTATCTTGCCCCACGGAAGGGTCGCATTCCATAATGGAAAGCCATGCGCTGCAGGGTTTGTCTATTTTCCGGAGGGCGTCAAAATTTGCATCATGTCGTTCCTTATGGTTAACCCCGAAGCGCACACCACTGAAAAAGGTATTGGCCTTCGTAAGATTATTGAAGCTCTCAAGGAAGACGCACACACCAAATTCGAAGGGGAGGGCATAGTGTACGAAGTAACCTCCTCAGAACCAATGAAGCGGATGCTCAAAGGATGTGGATTTAAGGTTGGCGAAAAGAACATGACCAGTTTTATCCACTCTTTCGGTAAGATAAACACAGACAGTTTGGAGAGTGACAATGGCCCTAGATAAACGAGTACAAGAAGTCCTTCTGGGACGCTTAGACCAGTTAAGTAAAGAAGAGATTTTGGCTTTTGACCAAGGTATCGACCAGAACGCCGCCTTGGTCATGCTCTACAAACTGGTGCCTGAAATTGACTTTGTTCTTATGCAAGGCCTAACCGCGTTGGAAGGCCACCAATACCGGCCGGAACTTGCACTGAACGGTGCGGGTGTGCAGCAAACCCTACCGCCACAAGGTCCGCAAGCACAGCCGCAGATGCAGCCGCAGCCGCAGATGCAGCCACAACAGCAAGCTCCACGGGGCGCGCTAGGAGGTATCAATGCAGGTCCGTCCAGCAACTTTGGTTGATGTAAGTGCTGTCGTTGTGCTTTTGCACACGATGCATGAAAGCGCAAAGCTTCCTTCTGCCGATTGGTTAAAGGTCACACATACTGTTGTTGATAACATCGCGTCGGGGGTGGTGCTTATCGCACAAACTGACGAAGGCGAAATGATGGGCAGCATTGGAGGGCGCGTAGCGACCGACTGGTACAGCAACGCCAAACACCTTGGCGACCATTGGTTTTATGTTCGCGCAGAGCACCGCAAGTCTCCGGCAGCGTTCAAGCTTCTCAAGGCCTTCCGCAAAGCTGGTCAAGATGCGGATATACCTGTAAGAGTAGCTCATATCTTAGGTGAGTCGGTAGATCGCATGGACAAGTTTTACGGTAAGCTAGGCTTCGTTAGAAACGGTACATTGTTCGAGGAAAAACAAAATGGGTGATCTTTGTAAACCAACTGTAGACACAACTCCTGGGTATACTGAGACGGTAACAAATACAGATATTCCGCAATGGGTCTCCCAAGGTGGTCAGGAACTGTTTGAACAAGCCAAGAACCTTGCCACGCAGCCGTATCAAACATATGACCAGCAGCGAATCGCGGGTTTCACAGACCGTGAGACTCAGGCTCAAGGCATGTTGGAAAACAGTCTAGGGGCTTATCAGCCCTACATGGACCAAGCGCAGACTTCGCTGAACCAAGCGTCCCAAAACTGGGGTAATGATGCTGCGACCCAATACATGAACCCATATCAGCAGAATGTTACGGACATTGCCTCCCGTGAGTACAATAGAGGCATGGACGTTCAACAAGCCAATATCCAAGGCCAAGCTACGCAATCCGCAGGAGGATTCGGTGGTGGTCGGCAAGGGGTTATGGAAGCAGAAAATGAACGCTCCCGCGCACTGGGTCTATCTGACTTACAGCTCAAGGGCCAAGCACAAGCCTATGACAATGCGCAGCAAACCTTTAACGCAGACCAGACGCGCGCACTGCAAACGGCGCAACTAGCGCCAACGCTTGGAGCGTCCGCACAGGGCCTAGCAGTACAAGACGCAGCCGCCTTGGAGCGAATCGGTGCTTCAGAACGGCAACTTAGTCAGCAGAGCCTGGACACAGCTTACGGAGATTTCCAAGAGCAACGCCAGCATCCTTACGACCAAACGAACTTTGCCACAGGCGTTCTCAAGGGCGTTCCGTACGAAACATCTACAACACAGTCCGGTGTTTCCGTGAACCCACAACTTTCTACAAGTCCATTTGGACAAGGGGCTGGAGCGTTATCTGGTCTTGTCGGCGCATATCAGCTTTACAAATAAGGGGACGATCGAATGGGTAGTGGTTTAAGTGATCTTCCACGGTACGGTGTCGGCGCTGAGCAAGGCCCCTTCATGGAGTCTCAGGCTCGTGACGCAGCGTACAGTTTTGCGAATGCTTCTCGTCCGGCAGACTTTAATGAGTTCATGCCTGCAGAGCTCCCCCCTCTACCACCAGAGACACGCCAAGACTTTGTGACGCAAGGCCAGCCGATACCACCACCTACACAGCAAGCCCCGCCACAGATGCCCGGTGCAGGACAGGCTAACACGCAGCTTGCACAGCGGCAGATGCAGCAAGGCCCTCAGCCGCAGCAGCAGCAACCACAGATGCAAACACTCCCGCCACCACAGCGGCAGAGCCTTATTGAGCAGGTAGGTGCAAACCCCGATGCAGACCTTGCGATGGCCATGGCCCGTGGTGGATTTGCTATGGCAGAGGCCGCAGGTACTCCAGGAGCCACGTTCCTAGGCGCACTTGGTAAAGGCGGCGGCGTAGCCGTTGCCGGGACTTTGGCCGACCGTGCCCGTGAACAGAAGCGCTCACTAGACCAAGAGGTTCTTGGTGTTAAGCGCGACACAGCCCGTGCGACACTGGCCCGTGCCTTGAGAAAAGACCAACCGAACATCCAGAAGCTTCTTGAGTACCGCAATACTCTCAAGCCTGGTAGCCCGGAGCACCAGTCAGTCCAAGCAGCGATCGACAAGCTTGGCAGCTACTCAGATGGTCCCGGCAGTATTGAGAAGCTCCTCCGTACCCGCGACCAATACGAAGTTGGATCAGAAGACTGGAACCGTGTAAACGCTATCATTAACAAAAAGGGTACTATCACAGATGACCCAACGGTAGCCCTTGTTAAAGCACTGACAGGCCAGACAGAGAAGTCCGAAGAAGAATTCGGCAAGGTGATGGGCAAGCACAATGCTGGGATCGTAACCGCAGGAGATACAGCCCTGTCTACGTTTGGTACGACCATTCGGCTTCAAGGTGCTATGGATCGTGCAATAGAGGCAGGACGCAGCTCCGGTGGCTTCGCCGCTGGTTTCGACAAGCTCAAAGCTTACGCTAACAGTATCGGCGAGGAACTTGGGTTCAAACTTCCTGCCGAATTAAGAGCGAACCCTGATTTCCAAATGGGTGTGGCCATGCAGAAAACACTTGTTCGTGATATCCTCAAGTCTAAGATGGGTTCTCGCCCTTCAGATCGTGACTTGCAGTTTATGATAGAAACACTTCCTAACATGGGATTCGTCGCCGAGGCTAACCAACTCCTTATGGACGGCCTCTATGAAAACTCTATCGGCGAAGTGAACAAGTCGATGAAGCTTCTCAAGTACCGTAAGGAACAGGGCAAGTCGGGCGGCGGGTTCTCTTACCAAGAACAGGCGGCGGGCTATGAGCAGATGATGGAGTCCTTGCTGCAGCGCATGGAGTCCACGAGTTGGCGTCCTCGCAGAGACACGAAGTTATTCGGATATGTTCAGGATTATCTCAAATCGAAGGCAGAATAAATGGCTGGTGAACGTGACTACGGTGCTCTCCTTCAGCAACTAGAAGCTGATATCGTCCCAACGGACAGGCAGAACTCAGCGGGAACTGGGGTAGAAGAACCGGGCCTTCTCAAAAAGGCGTGGGAGTTTATTGCAGGGCCAAGCGAAACGGAACAACTGGAATCTCGGGGCATAAACACAGACGGTGCAGACTTGGGTGTTCGCGCCGCTGCAGGGATGCCAACCGACCCAAGTAGCCAGTCCATTGCAGCTATGAAGGCTCTCGGAGAACAGACAGAATTTAAACTGGACCGCGGCTCCCGTAGACTACTGTTTAAAAAACCCGGTGACGACGAGTATTCTGTTATGGACCCGCCCGGTATGGACTTCGGTGACTTTGCTGAGATCCTAGGCGATGTGCCAGCTATGACAGGGGAAACACTCGGATATCTATTGTCCAAGAGATTCCCCGGTGGTGGCAAGATCTGGAACGCGATTAAACGTGGTATCGGTATCGGAGGCGGCGCAGCAACAGGTGAAGCTGTCCGTGAAGGTGGTAACGTGGTGTCAGGTAACTATGACCATAAGCCCGACCAAGGCCTTAACTTTGAAAAGTTCGGCCTAGAGCCACTAAAAGCAGGCGGCGCAGCCGTCGGCGGCGCAGCCGTCGGTCGTGGCCTCGGGACAACGTTCAAAGGGTTGATGAACGTGTTACGCGGTCGTTCTATACCAACGTTGCTCCGTGAACGGGGCTTACTCATACCTGAGGCTACACCAGAAGCAGTTCGGGAGATCAACAGGTTCCTGACTGAAAACGGCGTACCGGGTAACTTCAAGCCTGATTCAGCACGGTTACTCAATGACCAAGAATTTATGTATGCCCTCGACCTATATATGAAGCAGCCGGGAGCAGCCGGAAATAAAGAAGTCGTCGCGTTATACGAGGCAAATCAGAAGGCGCTGAACACAGCCCTAGAAGTTGCTAGTGACACCGCAGCACCCGCCGGGGGCGCAGGGGCACTTGCCGCAGGTGAAGAAATTCAGCATGTCGCTCAGACTTTGGTTGGTGACGAAATACAGGCCATCGAAGGCGGCGTTGCTCGTGCAACCGCTGATTCCGAATCGGCGGCATACACAGTGCAAGGCCAAGGTGGTCGTGTATCCTCTGAAGAGGCGCTAGGCGAAGAACTCCGCAGTGTCGCAGAACGTGAAAACACCGCTCTACGTGACTGGGCCGACGCCGAATACGGTGCGATAGCAAAAGAAGCTGGTCCACTGAAGTTCCCGCACCTAAACCTCTCCAAAGAGGCTGACCGTCAGGGAGCACTGTTCGACACTGACTTGTCAAAGCGGCTAACTGGTGAGAACTCGGCCCTTATCCGTGACATACAGGAAAACCTGCAAGTTGTCCGTGAGACACCGACTGGGGGTGCCTACGACACGCCTAGATTCAGCTCGTTTGAACAGCAGCAGCGCCTTATCAGTCAACTGAAACGCGCCGAGCGTGAAATAGACAGGGGTGTTCTAACAGGCGTGGAGAAAAGCAGTCTTATTGACCTACGGTTGGCTGCAATGCGTGATAGAGCAGATAGACTGGCTGCACACGATGCCAAGGGTGACTCAAAGCTAGGTGAGCGCTTGCTGGCTGCAGACAAAGAGTATGCCCTTCGTAAGGACAAAGCGTCCCGGGGGACACTGGGTCGTATGATGGATTACACCAACGGTCGCCCGCGCATCAGTAACTCCAAGGTATTTGACACTATATTTGGGACAGATAAAGCTCGCGCGGAATCCGGCCGGGAATTCTCAGAGATCATAACGGGGGACATGAAGTACCTGCCTGAGCTAGGTGAACTGCGCCGGGGTGTGTTTGAAAAGTTCCTTCGTGATAATACGTCACCAAACGGTACGTTCAACCCCGATAGGGCCGCAAAGTGGCTCAGCAACCATGAAGTCACGCTTGCCCGCTATATGGACCCTGACCAAATTGACTTAATGAAGGTGGCTCAGTCCAAGTCTGACGTTCTACGAGCCAGCACACAGCGCGCCAAGGTCCTAAACCAAGCCCTAAGTAAGACAGTACAGGGCCGCGTATCAGAGATGGCCCCCAGCGACGTATTTAAGCGCCTCTGGAGCAGCCCTGAGCGCATCGAGGAGGCACGTAGACTGTTACAGGTGGACCACCCTCAAGTATGGGACCAGTTCAGAGCCACAGCCGTCCAACGGGTTAAAAACGACATGTTAAGCTATGACAGCGCTTTGGAGACAAAGACCGTCAGCTTTGACAAAATGAACAAGTTACTGGATACGCCCGAATATACAGACAAGCTGGAAACACTCTTTGGCGCTGAGTACGTTCTGAACCTTGGCAAAATACGGGATGCCGCTTCTATACTGGCACGTAACCCCGGCAGTGTTTCCCCTACCAGTGATAATCCGCTGGTTGATGTCTTACGTCAGGTCATATTTGGACCATTGGATCACAGGTCCTTCGCATTCAAGGCCATGTCCAAATACAGGCATAGGATCCAAACAGACAACTTCATGAGCATCGTACTGGATCCAGATGCACTGAATACTATGGCTAAAAAGGCCACAACTCCACAAGGCGTTAAGGACTTTCAAACAATACTCGGTGGAAGCGTGGCAACGAGCCAAAACGACGATGGGCCAAGTGCAGCTTTTGCAAATGACCCTCTTATCCTAGGTCTCCAAAACGACCTACAAGGCAATAGAGCCTTGTTAGAAAAGGTAAATAAAGCACTTCTTCCATAACACGCGGTATTGGCGGTATTGGCAAAGTATTGGCAAATAAGACCTGCCAATTCGCGACCAGCCCAGAGTGACTATGGTGTCGACGTGTCAGCGAATTGCGGTATTGGCAAAACGGTCCGATACAGAATCGAATCGGAATCCTATTTGGAGGCCAATTCGCCAATACTCCAATTCGCTGACAAGCTAATCCGTTGGGATATAAGTAAAAACGACGAATTGGCATGGTATTGGCGCGAATTAGCGGTTAAGTGGTAAAAAGTGTATATACAGTATTTTAATAGTAAAAATTATTTTTTCTTTTACGTGTGTGTGTGCGTATCTATAGTATAGGGGATCACGGTGATCTGCTCAAAGAAACAGGGTTTGCTTGAACAGCCACTACTTGTATATAGTTGCTGCAGAAAGGAGAATAGCTTTGAAATATCCATTTAGACACACCCCCTACGACCACCAGCTAACCGCCTTAGAAAAAGGGTGGAAAGCCCGCGAGTACGCCTATCTCATGGAAATGGGTACAGGTAAGACCAAGGTTACTATCGACAACGCAGCTATGCTCTATGACGCGGGCAAAATTGCCTCTGTAGTGGTTATCGCGCCCAAAGGCGTATATCGCAACTGGACAGACAAGGAATTGCCAACGCATACGCCGTTACATTTAAATGAAGGGCGTATAGTCACATGGTCATCGAGCCTAACCAAGAAAAAGAAAGCCGAAATTAACACCCTCTTTGAGCCGCACAACGATTTGTCGTGGTTCATCATCAACATAGACGCAGTGAACACAAAGAAAGGGTACACAGTGCTGGAAAAGTTCTTAACCAGCCGTGAGTGTATGTTGGTTATCGATGAGTCAACAATCATCAAGTCCCCTACCGCCAAACGGACTAAGGCTACGGTTAAGCTTGGAAAGCTCGCTAGGTACAGAAGAATCCTTACAGGAAGCCCAATTACAAAGTCTCCTCTCGACTTGTACAGCCAAGCTGAATTTCTTAACCCTGCACTCCTCGGCTTTTCGTCATTCTATAGCTTCCGGAGGCGTTACGCTATTATGCAGCGAAGGGACTTTGGAGGTCGTGCCTTTGATCAAGTCGTTGGATTCCAAAACACCGAAGAGCTCCAAGGAGTCTTGAAAGAGTTTTCTTACCGGGTAACAAAGGACGAATGCCTGGATCTACCAGAAAAGATCTATATGCCGCCCCGCCCGGTTGAGCTAACCAAGGAACAAAAGTCAGCGTATGATGACATGCGCCGCATGGCGCTGGTTATCTTGGAAGAGGAGGAAATGGAGGCAAGCGCAAGCGCGGCCATTGTTCAGCTTCTCAGGCTCCACCAGATTGTATGTGGCCACCTAACAATGGACGATGGAACTGTCAAAGAGTTTCCAAATAACCGTATCAAAGAACTGGACTCGGTACTCGAGGAAGCCACAGGCAAGGTTATCATCTGGGCCAACTACAGGCTGGACATAAAGCGGATATCGGAGTATTTGGAAGATAAATATGGCGCAGAGGCCTTTGTCACATACTTTGGTGATACCAAGGACGCTGAGCGCCAAGAGGCTGTGTCAAAATTCCAAGATGTAGTATGGAAGTCTGGAGAAGAAGAGAGTTACGACAGAGCAGAATTAAGACAAAGAACGGGAATCGAGCCTGTTTCAGTAGAAAAACAAAGCCCTGTCAAATATTTCCTCGGCAATACCCAGACAGGCGGGTATGGCATCACACTGACACAAGCGACAACCGTGATCTACTACTCCAACAACTATGATTTGGAAAAGAGACTGCAGTCAGAAGACAGAGCACACAGAATCGGTCAGCATCACCCTGTTGTATACGTTGACCTTGTGTGCCCTGGAACGGTGGACCAAAAGATTATCTCCGCCTTGAGAAGCAAAAACAACATTGCCAGAATGGTGACTGGTGACAAATGGCGGGATTGGATATGAGTACAGTATATGTGACACAAGAAGTTGTTGGGAGAAATTTCATCCCAGCGCAGAAATACGGCGGTCTAAAACTTTTATTGCCGAGCGCGATACAAATCGTCTTTTCGGCGGAGCCGGTTTTGCGTAAACTACATTCAGAGTTAAGCAGCTTCTCCGACGAGGACTTTTTACTTCTCTCTGGAGACCCTCTTATTATGGGGCTGGCACTAGTAGTAGCCCTTGACTACAACGAAGGCCGAGCAGTCTGTTTAAAGTGGGACAAACATGAAAGAACGTACTACCCTGTTGAAGTAAACCTTGAAGAGAAAGAAGAACTAGATGACTGATATTTTCGATGAAATGGAAGAAGACGCCCTTGCGGAAGTTACCGTAGCGAGTGACGCGGATCTCGTGTCCCTTGGAACGCTGGTTGAAAAGCAAATAGAGATGGAGGACGCAGTTATCCAGCTGGACAACGCCCTCAAGGAAGCCAAGGAAAACCTGCAGTTCCATAAGACCAAAACAGTGCCGGAGCATATGAACGCGATTGGTACAGGGCTTTGGAGTTCTGCAGACGGTACAGTTGTGCAGTTAAAGCCGTTTGTTTCGGCGAGTATTCCTAAAAGCAACAAAGAAGAAGCCTACGCGTGGCTTATTGAACACGGCCACGACGACATCATCAAAAACGAAGTTGTACTTAACTTCGGTATGAAAGAAATGGAGAAAGCGGAAGCCGCCTTGGAAACACTCATCAAAGCCGGATATTCCCCTGACACCAAGCAATCTGTCCATGCGGGTACGCTTAAGGCGTGGCTCGGAAGGCAGGTCGAAGCGGCTGAGCCCGTGCCGCTGGAGCTCTTCGGAGCTTATCTCGGGCAAGTAGCGACAATCACAAAAGGAAAATGACCATGGCAAAAAACGCCGTAGCTAAAAAAGAAGAGACACTTCCAGCAGCACTTATGGAAGAGATGGAGGCTGACTCAGGAGATGGCCTTCAAAACGTAACTACCGAAGATATGGCAATCCCATTCTTGCGTATTCTGCAGCAAATGTCGCCGCAGCTTGCCAAGCGTGAGGGGGCTTACATCGAAGGTGCCGAAGAGGGTATGATCATCAATACGGTCACTGGCCAACTTTGGGACGCGGACGAAGGATTCGTGTTCATTCCGTGTGCATTCAACTTCAAGCATATTGAGTGGAAAGACCGTAAAGATGGGGGTGGTATTGTTGACTCGTACCCTCGCGGTTCTGAGCTACCTTCGTACGAAACAGATGAGAAGAATAAGATGCGCACGGCACAGGGCAATATTCTAGCCCCTACCGCTGAGCACTACGGTCTTATCTATGACGTAGCTTCTGGCTTTGCTGAACAGGCTGTTATCTCAATGTCCAGCACACAGCTTAAGCATTCTAAGAAATGGAATAGCTTAATGGGCCAGCAAGTCCTCAAGACAAAGCAGGGTCCTAAAACGGCACCGTCTTACAGTCGTATGTATCGACTGAAAACTGTGGGTGAGAGCAACGACGAAGGGAACTGGTCGAACTGGTCAGTCTCTATGGAAGGTGTCGTATCTGACATCGACGCGTACCGAATGGCAAAAGCGTTTGCCAAGTCGGTTAATTCTGGTGAAGTAGAAGCGAAGCATACTAACCCCGACGAACCTGTCGCGGCTAATCCTGAAGTTATGTAACGCGAACCCCTCGGCCTAATCGCCGGGGGGTTTTTCACTGGAGAAGTAAGTATGTCTTTATCCGATCGCCTAATGGCTTTATTCAAAGGAATGGACGAAGCGCACGGAATTTATAAAATAAGTGATGAAGTAGAGTCCAACGGAAAGAGGAAGGGGGTTGCCCGCACAGTCCGAAAACCAGTCACACCGGAACAGTGGGCAGGGCATGTAAATGGCAAAGAAAATATCGGAATTATTCCTATTAGAAGCGACAATCTGTGCTATTGGGGTGCTATTGACGTTGACGACTATCAGCTAGATTTAAAGTCCTTCGCCGTCCGAGTCTATAGCAGGGGTTTACCTCTATTTCCTCTTCGCAGTAAGTCTGGGGGTTGTCACCTCGTGGCGTTCTTTAAGGAAGCACTCCCCGCACGGGATGTCCAGCGTAAACTCAACGAGATCGCCGCAAGTCTTGGTTACGGTAGAAGTGAAATATTTCCAAAGCAAGCCCAAGTCCTAGTTGAGAAAGGGGACGTGGGAAACTGGCTTAATATGCCATACTACGGAGGCGACAAAGGAACACGCTATTGCCTAGACAAAGACGGCAAGGCGATGCTTTTGGCCAGCTTCTTATCTGTTGCAGAAAACGGGCGTATGTCCGCAGAAGACCTAGAAGATATTGAAGTTCAGAAAACCACGGACCTTGATGATGGCCCTCCGTGCTTACAGGCACTCATAGACCAAGGCTTTCCACAGGGTACACGGAACAACGGACTGTTCGCATTGGGCGTATACGTTCGTAAAGCGTTCCCTGACAAATGGGAGGACAAACTTGAAGAATTCAACACGAAATACATGGACCCGCCGCTGGAGTCTAAAGAAGTCCAAACAATCCAGAAACAGATTGGCAAAAAAGACTACAACTACCGATGCAACGACCAGCCTATTTGCAATTTCTGTAACGCCCCGCTTTGCCGGACTAGGGCCTTTGGTGTTGGTGGTGGCGCTATGCCTGTCATGCGGGGCCTTAGTAAGCTTCCTACTGACCAACCCGTTTGGTTCCTAGACGTCAACGGCATACGCCTTGAGCTCAGTACCGAGGAGCTCCAACAACAGCCCCGCTTCCAAAAAGCCTGTATGGAGTACATTAACTATATGCCGCCCCGCGTCAATGAACGCCAATGGCAAAACATAGTGCAAGCGTTACTAGACAAATGCGAGGTGTTAGACAAACCCAGGGAGGCCAGTATCAGTGACCAATTCGCAGAACTGTTACATTTTTACGCCACTGATAGCAGACTGGCGGCTCAGTCCAAAGAGGAACTACTTCTTGGCAGGCCTTGGATGGGACCTGATCCCACCACCCCAACCACCGACAGAGTCTATTTCCGTATTGGAGACTTTGAGGAGTTCCTCGTACGGAATGGCTTCAAGCACTACAATCGTTCGCAAATGATCTCGCGGCTACAGGGTGAGAACATTAAGGCGAACAGCCACTTCTTCAAGATAAAGGGCAAGGGAGTCAACGTTTGGTACGTGGGCCTACCTGACCAGCAGACAGAAGCATTTGACTTACCCGCAATGGACGGCGACGTACTATAGAAAGGAGAATACTGTGTTCAAACCAGAAATTATTCTAGGGCCTCCGGGCACTGGGAAAACAACGTACCTACTGAACGAAGTTGAAAAGACACTGGAGGCGGGTGTAGACCCAAGCCGTATAGGATACTTGGCGTTTACCAAGAAAGCCGCCAACGAGGCGATCACGCGCGCCGGGGCCAAGTTCAACCTAACAGAAAAGCGACTGGCCAATTTCCGCACACTGCACAGCCTCACGTTTAGGTTGATGGGCCTTAATAAGCGTCAGGTGATGAATGCCCACGACTACAGAGCCTTCGGTGACCTTATGGGTGTGCAGGTAACAGGCGCGGGGGGTGCTATAGAGGGGATGGTTGCTGGTTTTAAGCCCGGGGACAAGGCCTTGTTTATTATTGGTAAGGCCCGGGTCCGCAATATACCCCTCGCTGACCAGTGGCGAGAGAACAACGAGAGCCTTGGCTGGTATGAAGTGGAACGGCTGCAGCGGGGCCTAGAGGAGTTTAAAAAGCAGCGCGGGATGCTTGACTTTACTGACATGCTTGAACAGTTCATTGCGTCTGGCGACGCGCCAGAACTAGACCTTTTGGTGGTGGACGAAGCACAGGACCTTTCCCATCTACAATGGCAGGTCGTACAGAAAATAGCGGAGAAGTCCAACCGTGTTATTGTGGCTGGGGACGATGACCAAGCTATCTTCCAGTGGGCCGGGGCAGACGTACAATACTTCATTGACCTGCAGGGCGACGTAAACACCCTTGGCCAATCGTACCGGACGCCGCGCACAGTACAGAACGCCGCCAATGACATTATAAACAGAGTAGGTTCCCGCCGCGAAAAGGTGTGGTCGCCTAGAGAGGATGAGGGTGCCGTGCGCTACGAAAGCAAGGGCATCAACGTGGATATGAGCAAAGGCAGCTGGATGGTATTGGCGCGAAATGCGTACATGCTGGACAGTATGGAAAACCATTGTCAAAGAGAAGGATGGATGTATGAAAAAGCGGGTCGCCGTTCGGTATCCGATCGCAGTCTTAAGGCCATCCGCGTTTGGGAAAGTCTACGTAACGGAGGCGAGTGTACCGCCGCCGAGGCGCGCGCTGTTCTGGCCTACATTCCGCATAATAAACGAAGCGCTCCTACTTCTGGCGTTTTCACACTAGGCAGTCTCCAAACTAACTGGGGTATAAAGACAGAGGACATTTGGCACGAAGCGTTTGAAAGCATGAACCTAGTAGAGAGATCTTACTTGGTGGCGGCACTAACTCGTGGAGAGAAAGTCAGCGCGGAACCCCGTATAAAACTATCCACGATACACTCTGCCAAGGGTGGTGAGGCCGACAACGTAGTCCTATTTAGTGACGTTAGCCCACAGTCATATAAGAACCTGCAACACGCGCCAGACGAGGAGGCACGGGTGTTCTACGTGGGAATGACTCGCGCAAAAGAAAACTTACACATTGTCCTACCGCAGACACGCTTTTCGTTTGCCATGGGCGTTTGATATAAGTATACTTCAGATACTTAGGAAGGAGAAAGTGCTTATGACTTGTTTTTACATCACAGATGTCGATAAAGGTCGAGTTAACTCGACCGCCTCCGGCAACAGGGCCGCTCAACTTGCGCGCGCATCTGGGTTCTTTTTCAATCACCCCTCGGACCTAGAACACCCTGAATTCGGAGGACCGTACTTCAAGAGACTGCAACAAAGGTTCCTTGAACGAGAGGGGACGGCTGAGGAGCTGTTTGATGTAATGACCAAGTCACTTGGCGCTGTTGTCCAACCATTTACCAAACCCAAACCCAAATTCTCAAAAAGGAGAACTACTATGAGCGAAGATAAAGTTAAGATCGATGAAAATGATCTTATCAAGATTAACAAAGAGTATGATGGTCGGCCTCGTCGTCCGGGTACTAACGTTGCGAAAATCTTTGATGCTTACCGTGACGGCATTAAGGTTTCTACATGGCTTGATAAAGTTGAGCCGCTTGGTGGTGGGATCAGCAACCTGCGTAAAGACCTTGCGTATGGCCGCGTCTACCTTGAGCAAAAAGCAGCCTGAGCGCGATCTCAGGTGTCAGGGAAAGGGGTCACCTTCGGGTGGCCCTTTTTTATTTTAACTTTCTCCTTTTATTCCCAAAATAAGCAGCTATAATAAACGCAAGGTTAGTTCAGAAAGGAGAAAGCCGTGAGCGAAGTTATCACAGAGATCCTCATTTATATTGTAAAGGCGTTGATATGAGAGCGAAAGAGTTCTACGAATTCATGATAAAGCGTGAGGCTATTCGCTTCCGCAAAGAAACTGGTGGCAAGTGGCCCTGGACGGATGATCCTATCCTGCAGAAGTACAAGTTCACAAACGTAAAGAGGGAACATGACCGCACGACTAAATGGATGCGAGATTATTTTACTGGACCAAATGCGCGTGAGAATAACCGGGCGGAAGTGCTCTTCAACTGCGCCTTCTTCCGGTACTTTGGAACCCTCGAGTTCGCTGCAGCCGCAGGATGGCAAAAGCTTCACAGTTTTGCAAAGCCAAGCCATCGCATTAGCCTTAAGGTACTCGCTCGTGACAGGATGAAGGCCAAGGAGCGCGTTTTTACCGGGGCCTACGTTATCACCAACCAAGGCCTCAAGCTCCCCAAAGAAGAGGTTGTCGTAGACCATTTTCTACTTCCCTTTTCTAAGGTGGTGGACTCCCTCGTTTCTATTATGGACGAGACTCGGAGCTGGCAAGCGGTCGCCGCGCGCATGAGATCTCTAAAAGGTTTCGGGGGCAGTGGCTTTATGACTAAGGAGGTCCTTCAGGACGCACTGAACACAACAGCGTTCCCTGTCTGTGACGACCTTAATACATGGTGCCCGGTAGGTCCGGGCGCGCGTCGTGGCTTGAACAGGGTGTTCGGCTACGAGTTTGACACCAAGCTCCGAGAAGACGTATACCTGATGATGTTGTTGGAACTGTACGAGGAACGATTTAATTACTGGCCACCGGACTTTATCTTACTGGACTTACACGATATCCAATTCCAATTATGTGAGTTCGACAAATACGAGCGCGTTGTCCACGGCCAAGGCAAGCCTCGCAGCAAGTATAAACCGAAAGGAAGAAAAACATGAGTGACACATTTGCAGGACTGGCCGGAATGGTCTTTATCGTGGGATGTATTCTAGCGTGGGGGACACACCTCGTGTTCTGTATATCTGCGGCAGCGTACACCGGGAGCGCAATAGCACTCCTTATCGTAGGATTAGCGTTCTTCCCTCTTGGGATACTACACGGCGTCTCAATCTGGTTCGGGTATGGTTGGCTATGAAACTTTTCATACACACCTTGGGGCGACCCGATAAACAAACGACTTTGGCACAGTTGCCTGACTCGTTAAAAGCAGACACCATTCTCGTTGTGCAGGAGCAGGAATACGCTAGTTACTCGCGCAGATTTCCAGAGATGTGTGTCCCTCTACCACGGGAAATAAAGCGTCTAAGCCCTACCCGACAATGGATCATGGACTATGCCAAAGAACAGGGTATGGATAAGATCGTAATGATGGATGATGACCTTACCTTTGCGGTTCGTCGGGATGACACAACCAAACTCCACAAAGCCACCCCTGAAGACGTGAAGGATGTATTCCAGTGGCTGAAGCTCCAACTGGATGACTACGCTCACGCAGGTATCAGCGCCCGTGAAGGAAACAACACAGTCGCCGAGGGTCGTAAAGAAGTTGGTCGGATGATGCGGTTGCTGGCCTACGACGTGGATGCTTTTCATAAAGAAGGCATACGATTTGACCGTATTGACACAAAGCAAGACTTTGATGTAACACTCCAGTTCTTGCGCAAGGGTATGCCGAATTCAATCGGCTACTGGGCCGCGCATAATCAGGCGGGGAGCAACGTTGCCGGGGGCTGCAGTACCTACCGTGACCAAGAGATGATGTCGCGATGCAGTAACGAGCTGGCAGAACTGCATCCAGGCTTTGTCAAGGTCGTGCAAAAAGAAACGAAAACAAGCTGGGGCGGCGGCGTCCGTACTGACGTAGTTATCTCCTGGAAAAAGGCGTACAAATCATCATGCGAGTAATAACAGCACGGAATGTCAACGAGGCCTATTGTGTAGGTACGAACAAGTTGAGGAGCGACGGCGTGTTCTCTAACAGCAGAGCGGGGCAGGTTCTCACACTACCGTACCCTGTAACAACAGCGTATATGCGGCCAAGGGAGCGCGTCCTGTTTAATGCAAGCCGCGATGCTAACCCTTTCTTCCACTATCTAGAAAGCTTGTGGATGCTTGCTGGTCGTAACGATGTGGAGTGGCTGGAGAGGTACAATGGCAGCATTGGCCAGTTCAGTGACGATGGTAAAACCTTCCACGGAGCCTACGGCTACAGATGGCGCAGTCATTTCCAGCGAGACCAGATTGACCAAGTTATCGCTCTTCTACGAACAGATCCCGACACGCGCCGCGCCGTCCTTGGTATGTGGGACCCTCGCGTAGATAGTGGCGAAGGAAAAGATTTCCCTTGTAACATGCAGGTTGTCTTCCGTATGCGGCTAGGAAGCTTGGATATGACCGTGTACAACAGGTCTAATGATATAATCTGGGGTGCCTATGGTGCCAATGTAGTCCACATGAGTATCCTTCAGGAGTATGTCGCGTATATGCTTGGGGTGCCCGTGGGGATCTACTACCAAGTGAGCAACGATTATCACGCCTATACAAAGGTGTTCAACGCATTGGAAATACCGGACCCAGGACCAGTGGACCCGTACCAAATGAGAGAGGTAACGGCCAGTTACCTATTTGCGGACAGGGCGCGTATCATGCCGGAGCTATGGGCCTTTATGAACAACCCGTACGATGTAAGCCTCACAGAACCGTTCTTGTGTGGCATCGCCGTACCTATGGTCCAGGCGTGGGAGCTATTTAAAGGTGGAAACTTAACAGGTGCTATTAAGCACGTAGAAAGGATAGAAAGTAATGACTGGAAGAAAGCCTGTCACGAGTGGCTTGTTAGAAGACTTGAGCGCAAGGCGAACCGGAGGCAACGTCCAACGGTGGCATACAGTGACAACGATACGCGGCCAAAGCGTAGCTGATCACTCTTGGGGAGTGGCCTCAGTTATCCTAGAACTTTGGCCTAATACCCGGTCGCTTAGTCTCATACAGGCCGCGCTGTACCACGATGTTGCGGAGGGTGTGTTAGGTGATACACCCTTCACAGCAAAGCAAAAATACCCTGCGATAAAGACGGTGCTGGATATCTGCGAGATGCAGGAAGAAGAGGACTACATGCCAAGTCTAGGGACTGTGGAGACGTATAGGTTAAAGATTGCCGATATGCTGGAGCTTATGCTCTGGTGCGAAGAAGAAGTAAACCTAGGAAACAAGGCCGCGCGCAAGTGGTTCAATAACGGCTACGATCACCTGAATAAATTAATCACAAACAAGGAGAGCAAAGAATGGCAAGTGACGAGCAAGCTAATGTCCCGAATGCAAATGACCTGCAAGTCGGAGGTGTCCACTATCGTACCAGCGGGTACGAAATTCAACACTGGGACTTCGCTGCCCGGAGAGGTTACGACTACTTTCAGGGAGCCGCAACCAAATACATTGACCGATGGCGTGAGAAGAACGGTATCGAAGATATCGACAAAGCTATCCACTACCTGCAAAAGTACCGTGAACTCATTTCTGAAGGGATCATAAAATGAAAAGCTGCACTGCATGTTACGAAGAATTAGAGGATGACGTTATTGTCTGCCCTGGATGCGAAGAGCCGCAACACGTTAATCACGCGACAGTTAACATAGAAGGAGTCAGCTCAAATTCTAAGATCATGGACCCTGATGACTTAGAAGACCTTGGCCCGTTGGATAATACGGAAAGGCTCAATGACCGCTAAACAAATGATAGCGGTGTTGCAAAAGACCGCCCGTATCGCGCGTCTGCGTAAGCTGGACATCGCAACAGCCTCCGGCTACGCGTACAGTAGCGTAGACCGCTGGTACAGGCACAAAGACCCAAGGCTTAATCAGTTTATAGACTGGGCCGAAACAATGGGCTATGAAGTAACTTTGCGGAGGAAATCTAAGTGAGCCAACAGTTACCCCTATTTGATGTAGACAGCCCGTGGCGTCCACCCGAGATACTGCCCGAGTGGCAGAACGCGAGTGTTCTCGCCATTGACACAGAGACCAACGACCCCAATCTCACAGACCGAGGACCGGGGTGGCCATGGGGTGGTGGCCACTTGGCCGGGGTGGCTATTGGGCTGCGTCACGGCGACCGCACAGACGCGTTCTACCTGCCCGTGGGCCATCAAGAGGGCAGCAATTTGGATGACGACCTAGTGCGGCGCTACGTAGATGAGATAATGCGCTCGTCCATACCAAAGGTCTTCCACAACGGAATGTATGACCTCGGTTGGATGTGGCGGTGGGGCGCTACGGTGTGCCGTGGTCAACTGCACGATACCCAAATCGGTGCCGCCCTAATAGATGAGAACCGCATGTCCTACTCACTGGACAACCTGTCAAAAGACTGGCTTGGCGGTGGTAAGGACGAGGAGCATCTTAAAAAAGCGGGCGCGGTCTGGGGCTTTAAAACCCAGAAAGAACTGAAGAAGAACATGTGGAGAATGCCTCCGCGCCACGTAGGACCATACGCAGAGGGTGATGTTATCCAAACGATGGACTTGTATCTTTACGAACAGGAGATACTCGCCAGCCAAGACCTGATGGACCTGTACCACCTAGAGATGGAGATGCTCCCGGTACTGGTAGAGATGCGCAAGCGGGGCATTCGCATTGACTACAGTAAAGCGGAACAGGCGCGAGTCCAGATACAAGGGTTAGAGAAGGATCTAATCAAGAACCTCAAATCCAAATGGGGGATTACAATGGATGTATGGTCCCCTGGTTCGGTAGCCAAGGCGTTTAAGAAGCTGGACATCCCTCACCCACACACCGACATAGGCAACCCAAGCTTTACCAAGGAGTTCCTAGAGGGTCACAGTCACGAAATGCCCCGCACAGTTCGTCAGCTTCGTAAGCTTGGTAAAACAGTGAACACCTTTATTGATGGGCAGATCGGCAATCACGCCCACGATGGACGCATCCACTGTGAGCTGCACCCTATGAAAAGTGACGATGGTGGAACAGTGTCTGGACGCCTGTCGGCGTCTAACCCAAACCTGCAGCAGAACTCGGGGCGTGATGAGTTCCTTGCGCCTATTGTTCGGGGTATGTTCTTACCGGAAGAGGGCTCCATTTGGTCAGCACAGGATTACTCGTCGCAGGAGCCGCGCCTCACACTACACTATGCGTTCCTTACGAAGCAGACGGGAGCCGCAGAAGCTGTGGAACAGTTCCGGCGTGACCCGCACACTGACTATCACCAAATGGTGGCCGACATATGTAATATCGGGCGCAAGCAAGCCAAGCCGATTAACCTAGGACTTCCCTACGGTATGGGCGAGGCCAAGCTATGCCATGATCTAGGACTACCTACGGCGTGGATGGTAAAGATGGATGACAAGTGGCAACACTCCGATGAAAAGTCTACGACCTTCCCATGCTATGAAATTGCAGGGCCAGAAGGCAAGTCGATACTGGACCAGTTCCACGACCGCCTACCCTACATGAAGGGCCTGATGAACACGACCAGCAACCTTGCTGGAAAGCGTGGATTTATTAAGACCATACTCAACAGGCGGTGCCGCTTTGACCTATATGAGCCGCAATGGGGGCGCACAGACAGGCCCTTGCCACTAGAGGCGGCACAGGCTAGGGGCCAAACAGACAAGCGCTGGAAGAAGCTTAAACGAGCGTTTACACACAAGGCGCTGAACCGCCTAATACAAGGCAGCGCCGCAGACCAGACAAAGAAGGCCATGGTAGAGATGCACAAGCAAGGCCTTTGGATGATGCTACAAATGCACGATGAAATTGATCTATCTGTAACAGAAGAAAAGGAGTACAAAATGGCAGAAGAAATTATGATTGAGGCGGTGCCGCTGTCGGTGCCTATAATTGTTGACTCAGAGTTTGGGAAAAACTGGGGCGACGCTAAACATTCGTGGGAGGACTTCCATGCACTGGCTCGCTAAAGAACTGGTCACGCTCCGGGAAGAGTCCGGGCTGAGCCAAAATCGCGCCGCGCTACTGTCGGACCTCCACCATGCGTCTATCCAGCGGTGGGAAAGCGGGAACCAGATACCACAAGTCGCGTCCGTAGAGAAGCTACTTAAAGTCTACGGATACGAAATAGAGTTAGTCAAGAAAGGGTGATCAATGCTGTGGAACACGCTTTTAAACTTTCTAGCTCTATTAACAGGGAACTATGTGAAATCCTCTACTTCAGGAGAGCGGGACCTACTAGAGTCGCTGCGCTTGAGAACCGAGTCAAGGAATTACAAGAAGCCATTGAAGACATTAAGCGAAGGATGATAAGGGAACGATAATGAACCATTTAATGATAGACAACGAGACCATGGGTACTGGCGCAGACGCCGTTCTTATTTCAATAGGCGCGATTGCGTTCAACCCGGACACTGGTTGGGTAGATGACCACGGAGGGATAGAGCTGTTCCCCACGTTTCAAGACCAGCTGGATGCGAAGAGAGTCGTAAGCCCAGACACGTTCATGTGGTGGCTCAAGCAAAGTGATGAGGCCCGCCGAGGCGTTACCTCTGCACGGCGGGCGAGTGTAGCGGGTTGTATGGGATCACTCAGGGACTACTGGAATAGAATGAACTGTAAGTTCGTCTGGTCTCATGGGGCCACTTTCGATGTCCCACAAATCGAGAGTATGATGGAGGGTGAACGCATCCCGTGGAGATTCTATAACATCCGCGACACCCGGACCTTGTGGCACCTTTGCCCTATAGATAAACCAGAAGCCACCAAGCACACTGCCCTTGCAGACGCAGTGGAGCAAGCCACCCGCACCCTCGCGGCATGGCAGAAAATAAAATTGGTTGCTGGACCGGAAATACCCTTGCTATAATAACCGCAGTTAAAAAAGGAACGCCTTATGAAGGTAACTATAATGACTGTTATCATGGAGCTAAAGAACGAGCAGAAGCTTTCCTGGGTTGCACTTTCTGAAAAGTGCAACGTGTCCACGGCCACGATGTGCAACTGGCGGCGAGGTCTTAGTGAACCTAGCCTCAGCACAGTAGAGCGAGTCCTGAACGGACTTGGTCATGAACTGGAAGTGGTGTCTAAGGAATGATTCGTATAACAGGCACCGAGAAGGCTGTGATAATGTCTATAATTCAACAACCGGACTACCGATTATTTAAAGGACGTGTGGGGGATGAACAATGACACGCGATGAAGCACGTAAGGCAGCAGAAGTTATGATGCACTATGCGAATGGTGGGGCTGTTCACATTGACGACCGTCTAATACTAGACCCTAGTTTTTCATGGTGCAAAGGCAACTACGAAATTTACACACCACCAGCAGTCCAAGCGTCTGTGAATTGGGATTACGCATGGCAACCAATAGAGACATCGACCCGAGACTACTATGAGCAGGTCATAGGTTATGCTGAAGGATTTGGAGTTGTCCCAATGGCATACGCCAACAATACGTGGCACATCTTAGAAATACCCGTAGATGGTTATGTTGATCATAATACTGAGTGTAATCCAACACACTGGATGCCCCTCCCCGACCCACCAGAGGAGACTGAACGATGTATTTAATCTGCGTCAAATGTAAC